TTGTACAAACAATAACTTATGAATATATCTAATTACTATTGGTATTTTAGTGGTGTGCTTACACCAAAGTTTTGTGATGATGTAATAGCTTATGCAAATTCACAAGAAGAAGTTATGGCTAGAACAGGTGGCTATGGTGATAAAAAATTAAACAAACAAGAAGTTAAAGATTTAAAAAGAAAAAGAAACTCTGATTTAGTTTGGTTAAATGATACTTGGATATATAAAGAATTACACCCATATGTTCACGAAGCAAATAGACAAGCTGGTTGGAATTTTGATTGGGAAAGAAGTGAGTCTTGTCAGTTTACAAAATATAAACACAACCAATATTATGATTGGCACTGTGATAGTTGGGATAAACCTTATGAAAAAGAAGGACCCGACAATGGTAAAATTCGAAAACTATCTATGACTTGTCAATTAACAGATGGTTCAGAATACACAGGTGGTGAGTTAGAATTTGATTTTAGAAACTACGATCCACATATGAGAGATGAAAGTCAACATTTAAGAAAAGCAAAAGAGATTTTACCTAAAGGTTCTATTATTGTTTTTCCTTCATTTGTTTGGCATAGAGTTAAACCCGTGACATCAGGCACAAGATATAGTCTTGTTGTTTGGCATTTAGGAAAGCCATTTAAATAATATGTATATAAATAACTATTTTAACACGACCGTTTGGTCAGAACAAAAACCAGAGTTTGTAAAATCATTAAACAAAGCTTCTAATAAATATATTAAAGCTGCTAAAAATTTTCCAGAACCTAAAGCACATATAAAGAAACACGGTGACTTTGGAAGATCATATCATTCAACACCTTTAACTGCTGATAATGATTTTTTAGATTTTAGAAATTACATTGGTCAAAAGTCTTGGGAGTATTTAGATCATCAAGGTTTTGATATGCAACAGTACACAACTATGTTTAGTGAATTGTGGGTACAAGAGTTTGCTAAAAAAGGTGGTGGTCATCACAGTGCACATATACATTGGAATCAACACGTATCAGGTTTTTACTTTTTAAAGTGTAGTGATAAAACATCTTATCCAGTATTTCACGAACCAAGAACAGGTGCACGTGCTACAAAATTAAAAATGAAACAAGACCAAAAAGGTGTATGGGGTGGATTAGAGCTTATACATTTTAAACCTATACCAGGTACATTAATTATCTTTCCAGGATTTTTAGAACACGAGTTTAGTGTAGATTTTGGTAAAGAGCCTTTTAGATTTATACATTGGAACATACAAGCTGTACCGAAAGAAATGGCTAAAGATGTTTAAAAAGAAAAAATACACAGTTATCCGTCAAGCAATATCAAAAGATCTAGCAGCTTTTGTTGCAAATTATTTTATGATGCAAAAACAAGTTTATGATACTTGTAGAGCACAGAGATACATTTCACCCTTTGAAAATATTATAGGTCATTATGAAAATGATAATGAGCAAATACCAAACACCTACAGTCAATATGCAAATATGGCTATGGAAACTTTGTTACTTAAATGCCAACCTAAAATGGAAGAAGTCACAGATCTTAAATTATACCCTGCTTATACTTACGCCAGAATATATAAAAAAGGAGATATTCTAAAAAGACACAAAGATAGATTTAGTTGTGAGATATCTACAACTATGAATCTCGGTGGTGATGATTGGCCAATATATCTTGAACCTGATTCTACAAAAGGTGGGGTAAAAGATGGTGTCGGTTATGTATCTGATAATACTAAAGGTGTTAAAGTAGATTTAAAACCAGGAGATATGCTAGTCTATTCTGGTTGTGAGCTAGAGCATTGGCGAAATAAGTTTAAAGGTAAGGAATGCGTTCAAGTATTTCTTCATTATAACAACCGTAAAACACCAGGCGCTAAAGATAATATGTTTGACAAGCGTCCACATTTAGGTCTTCCTTCTTGGTTTAAACGATGATATAATCTTTAGATGGAGACAGGGCACCACCACATACCCCCTGTCTCCTTTTAAGGATTTTTATTTATGTTTTTCGGAGGAACTTCATTTGCTTCTGCACCATTCGCTGATCCAGGGTTTAACCCAAATGCATTAGCTATTGTAACAGGCAACAGAATTAATGAATCAACAGGTACTGTTGGTATAGTAGGTAAAGCTATTATATTACCAAATGGTAGTAGATTTAATATTGGTATTGGTAATGTTCAGGTAGCTGATGTTATTGGTGTATCAGGGATAGCAACAGCAATAGCAACAGGAAGTGTTACTGTTGCAGCAGGTGCAAACATAGCTACAACAGGTAGTCCTTTTGAAATAGATACAGGTATAGCAAAAGGTATAGACGTTGTTGGTGTTACAGGATCTAGAGTTAATTTAGATACAGGAGATGTAACAACAATAGGTAAAGCAACAGTTATACCATCAGGAAGTGTTTTAGAACTAGATACCGGTACAGTTACATTTACATTTAGATATAGCGTTACAGGATCAGGAGTAGAATTATCTACAGGAACTGTTTCAACAACTGCAGGTGCAACTATATTACCTACGGGATCAAGAGTTAATTTAGATACAGGAGATGTATCAGTTGTTGCAAAAGCAAACGTATCTGTTACTGGAAGTGCAGTAGAAATAGCAATTGGAAATGCAACAGTTAAAGCAAACGCAACAGCTATTATTACAGGTGATAGACAAAATTTATCTACAGGTACAGTTACAGTTCAAGCTAAAGCAAATGTAATTACAACTGGTGTAGGATTAGAAATAGCTGTACCAACTAGTATAAATGTTAAACAATGGGACGGTGTAGTACCAGGCGTCTCACAAACTTGGACAAGGATACAAACACCGTAATGTTATTTGGAGCAACACCTTTTGCAAATTCACCTTTCGCTGATCCAGGCGGAGTTAGTATATTTGTAACTGTAAGTGGACAAAGATTAAACTTTTCAGTAGGTAATGTAGTTATTGAAGGTAAATCAGTTGTTTTACCTACAGGACAAAGAGTAAACCTAACAACAGGTAATGTAGTTATTAAAATAGGTCAAACAGTTGTTTTATCCGGTAATGAAATAGAACTTGCAACTAACCCTGTAAGTGTGATATCATGGAATCCAATACCACCAGGGGTAAATCAAGTTTGGGTCCCAATAGACCCCGACGCATAGGAGAATTATGGCATCAAGTACATCGAGCGATTTAAAATTAGAACTCATAACAACAGGTGAAAAATCTGGTACATGGGGAACTATTACTAATACAAACTTACAAATTTTAGAACAAGCATCTAGTGGTTATTTATCACTTGCAGTAGGTGGAGCAGACGTTGCTTTATCTCTTGCAACTTATGCAACATCAAATGGTAAAAATTTATATTATAAACTAACAGGAACATTAACTGCTAACAGAACAGTTACTATGCCTGATTCAGCTGAAAGAGTTTTTATAGTAGAAGATGCAACAGCAAGATCAGCTTCTAATTATACTCTAACAGTTAAAACAGTTTCAGGAACAGGTCTTGCTTTACCTATAGGATCGACAACAGTTTTATATTCTGATGGAACTAATATTACAGGAAAATTACAAACAAAAGGGTATTACACACCATCTGCTACTTATACTACAGTTAATGGTGATCAAGTTTTAATAGATACTTCAGGTGGAGGTATTGGTACACCTATTACTATTAATCTACCAGCATCGCCTGCAATAGGTAATGAAGTACATTTTATAGATTCGGGTAATAATCTTGCATCTAACAATTTAACAATCGGTAGAAACAGTTCTAAGATTTTAGGTGCCACTTCTGATTTAGTTGTTTCAGCTAATGGTGCTGCATTTACTTTAGTATATGTTAATGCAACTAGAGGCTGGATCTATAAAGACAACATATAGGAGCACGGATCATGGCTCTAATTGATTTTAAAGTCCTACCAGGAATTGATAAACAAGATACTACATCAGGTGCTGAAAACAGATGGGTTGATTGTGATAATACAAGATTTAGATATGGACTACCGGAAAAAGTAGGTGGTTGGTCATCATTAGTTACAGATACAATAGTAGGTGTTGCAAGACGTCAGTTTGCTTTTGTAGATTTAGATGGAAATAGATATATTGCAATTGGTACAGATAAATTTTTACTTATATATTTTGAAGGTCAGTTATATGACATTACCCCTTTAAAAACTACGTTAGCTTCTTGTACTATTGCAACAGTTAATAATTCTGCTGTTTGTTCTATTACGAAAGCAAGTCATAATTTAAGTGCTGGTGATATTGTATTACTAGATAGTGTAACTTTACCAAGTGGTACAGGTTACTCTGATTCTGATTTTGAAGATAAATTATTTCAAGTAACAAGTATAACAAGTTCAAGTGTATTTACGATTACACAAAGCTCTAATGCAACAGCAACTGTTTCAACAGGTGGTAGTTTAAGTGTTAAACCATACGAAACTGTTGGACCCGCAGAACAATCTTATGGTTATGGTTGGGGTATTGACACATGGAGTAGTGGTAAATGGGGAGAAGCCGCATCAGCATCAGACGTATCACTTGAACCTGGGCTATGGTCGTTAAGTAATTTTGGTCAAGTATTAGTTGCAACAATTGCAAATGGAAAAACTTTTACATGGAATGCTGGGGACGCTGCAAGATTAACAACAAGAGCATCAACAACTACATCTGGTTTTTCCACATCAGCTAATCCAACAGCAACTAGAGTTACATTAGTTTCTCCTACAACACGTCACTTAATTCATTTAGGTACTGAAACAACTATTGGAGATACAACATCTCAAGATGATATGTTTATAAGATTTTCTGATCAAGAAGATATAAATGATTATACACCGACTGCAATTAACAGTGCTGGATCACAAAGACTACAAGATGGTACAAAAATTATAGGATCTTTAAAAGCTAAAGAATCTATTCTAGTTTGGACAGACAATGCTTTATACACTATGAAATTTATTGGTTCACCTTTTACATTTGGTTTTGAACAAGTTGGAACTAACTGTGGATTGGTTGGTAAAAATGCAGCTATTGAAATAGATGGTGCTGCGTTTTGGATGTCTAATAATGGTTTTTTTATGTTTGATGGTACAGTTAAATCACTACCATGTAGTGTTGAAGATTATGTTTATGACCAAGCGGATACTACAAAAGGTCAACAAATTTGTGCTGGTATAAATAATCTATTTACAGAAGTAACGTGGTATTATCCATCAACTAGTTCTGATTATAATGATCAATATGTAGTATTTAATTACGGAGAACCTATGAAAGGTGGAGTTTGGTATATAGGAACAGAAGCAAGAACTTCTTGGATTGATGCTAGTGTATATCCTAAACCATCGGCTACTAAATTTAGTGACTCAGCAACAGGTACTTTTCCTG